GCTGGTCCAGGACATCGACTGCGGCGTGTGGGACACGGACCCGGTGGAGGCGCACAACGCCACGGCCACTGCCCACGCCAATCTGCTGGTAGATGGGAACAACGTGGAAGCCGTTGACACCTCCGAGAGCCTGGAGGAGCACATGGCGAATCCTCTGGCCCACCAGAATCTAGTCATTGACGGCAACGCCGGACAATAAAGAAAAGGAGAGAATCAGAATGGCAGTTATTCAGATCAAGAGAGGCTTACAGGAAGCAGTCACCAACCTGGTACTGGCCCAAGGCGAGCTGGCGGTGGCCCTGGACACCGGTAACGTGTACATCGGCGCCACCTCCGGGAACGTCCACATCAATCCCAAGGGCGGCACCGCCGACACGGCGGCAAAGCTGTCCACCCCACGTGCGTTCTCTGTCTCCGGCGATGTCAGCGCCCCTGCGGTACAGTTTGACGGAACACAGAACGTGGAGCTGGTGCTGGCCCTTGCCAACATCACCGCCCTGACGCCCGGCACCTACACCAAGGTGACCGTGGACCAGAAGGGCCGGGTGACCGCCGGGCAGACCATCGAGGTGTCCGATCTGCCCAATATCCCCAGCACCAAGGTGACGGGCCTGGGCACGGCGTCCACCGCAAACACCGGAACACAGCAGGGCAACGTGCCCGTGGTGCAGGCGGACGGGAAGCTGTTGGCCGCCCTGTTGCCTGACCTGTCTGGGACCTATGTGCCCGTGAGCACCACCATTAACGGCAAGCCCCTGTCCGCCGCTGTCACTCTGACGGCCGATGATGTGGAGGCCATCCCGGCCAGCCAGAAGGGCCAGGCCAACGGTGTGG